TAGGTCTTAGCGACAGTTATCAATACAAAGGTTTAGCAGCAGGTTACACTGCTACAACAGGCGCAGACGCTCTTAATCCTACTACTAGAACATTGCAAAGAAAATTAGATGACTTTGCTAGTGTTAAAGATTTTGGCGCAGTAGGTGACGGTGTAACTGACGATACAATAGCTATTAACAGAGCATTTTATCAATTATTCAGCAGAGAAGCCAATAACGAAGTTCGTAGAAGTTTGTTTTTTCCTGCAGGTGTTTACAAAGTAACTGATACTATTAAAATACCAACATATGCAAAAGTATATGGTGAAGGAAAAAATAGCAGTATCATCCGTCAAACTACAGCAACACCGGGGTTTGCATTTGCTGACAGTAAACAGCAAACTGGTGCAAACATTGGTAACGATGGTGCAACTATTCCTAGTTTTATTGAAATCAATGACATTAGCTTTGAAAGCACTGTAACTGGTGACGGTAGCACCAAAATCGATCTACTACAAATTACCAGCAGTCAAAACTGTATAGTTAGACGTGCAGGTCTTAAAGGCAATGAAACTTCTGCTCCTACTAGCGGAACAACCGAAGGCACTACTGTTACTATTAGCAGCACTGCCGTGAACCAAAGCAAAAACATATTGTTTGAACAGTGTGATGTTGGTTACAATGTTTTTGGTGTAGTAGCAGATGACGACATGCAAGGTATACTTTTCAATGCTTGCTACTTTAACAATCTTTACAAAGGCGTAAAACTTGGCGAAGGTACTTCAGGTAGTGGTGCTAGTGTTAACGGTCCTAAAGGATTTAAAGTAACCAACAGTGTATTTGATAATATTGCAAGACAAGGTATTCATGTATACAACATATCAGGTATTGTAAGTTCTTATAACTACTTTGCTGATGTAGGCAATGTATTACTTGGAACAGGAAATCCATCATATGATGTAGTTACTTTTGAAGGCAATGGTAATGCTAGCATTAATGATATTTTTGATAGAACTGATGCTGATGATACAACCAATCCTAGAATTAATCTCAACGGAAAAACTGTTTATGCATTAAACAGTCCAGATGGCATTTACTATGGTTACAGCAAAACAGAACCTGGTAAAACTGCAACATTAACTGATAACAGCACTTCGGTTAGTAGCGGAATTACATTTAGTGCTACCAGCGAAAAAGCAAATTTAATTTACTATACTGCCTCTAGAGGTAGTAATATACGTCAAGGTGTAATGAGAGTTACTGCTAGCAGTAGTGGTAGTACTGTTACTGATGATTTTAACGAAGATGGCGCCGATATTGGTCTAGAGTTTAGCGTTAGTGTCGCTGCAGGTACTGCAACACTAAACTATACAACTACCAGTACTGGTAATGATGTAACATTTAAATATAGAATTGAGCGTTTAACTTAATATGTGGTTTGAAAAACCTACCGACGACAGGATAATCGCCTGGCGAGAATGGCGTAATGGCCTAGAAAATTTACCAATTGAGCAGGTACTTGATGAAGTAGCAAGCGCATGGGCACGTGTACCAACTGTACTACATTATCTAGCGCCTGATCAGGTTGAAGAATGGCCAAATCCTTGGCAACTAATCACCGATAATGTTTATTGTGATCTAGGCATTTGTCTAGGCATGTACTACACATTGGCACTGTTAGAGTCACCTAAGTTAAACAATCTGTCTATAGAAATATACAAAGGTCCCAATGGTTGGATTAATTTATCATCGATCGACCAGGGAAAATATGTGCTTAATTACAATCATGGTCGTGTCGTAAATATGTCATGCGTTGAAAAAGATCAATTAGATTTGGTTTTTGAATATTCAAAAATTGATCTTTGTAACAAATTTAATTAAAATAAACAAAACATTTATAACAATAAGGAAGTAGTCAATGGGTAAGATTTTAGTCACCAAGCGTGATGGTCGCAAGGAAGAACTGGATCTTGAAAAACTACACAAAGTAGTTTTTTGGGCAACAGAAGGAATAACTGGAGTTAGTGTTAGTGAAATTGAAATCAAAAGCAGTATTCAATTTTACAATGGTATTACCAGTAGTGATATTCAAGAAACAATGATCCGTGCGGCAGCAGATCTTATCACAGAAGAAACTCCAAACTATCAATATGTAGCAGGTAGATTGATCAACTATCATTTGCGTAAGCAAGTGTACGGTCAATTTGAACCTGTTCATGTATTGGACCTAGTTAAGAAAAACATCGAACTTGGATACTATGAACCAGAATTGATCAATTGGTATACTGAAGAAGAATGGGATCGTATCAACGGATTTGTCAAGCACGAGCGTGACGAAAATCTCACCTATGTTGCTATGGAACAGATGCGTGGCAAGTATCTTGTGCAAAACCGTGTAAGCAAAACAGTATACGAAACACCTCAGATGTGCTATATTCTCATTGCAGCAACGCTGTTTCACAGTTATCCTGCAGAAGAACGTATGCATTGGATAAAGGAATATTATGATGCAATTAGTCAACATGACATTAGTTTGCCTACACCTGTTATGGCTGGTGTTCGTACACCACAAAGACAGTTTAGCAGTTGTGTTCTTATTGAAACTGATGACAGTCTTGACAGCATTAACGCTACTACTAGCAGTATCGTAAAATATGTTAGTCAAAAGGCTGGTATCGGAATTGGTGCAGGCAGTATTCGTGCCATCAACAGTCCAATTCGCAACGGCGATACAGCACATACTGGTGTTATTCCATTTTATAGAATGTTCCAAAGTGCTGTAAAAAGTTGTAGTCAAGGTGGTGTTCGTGGCGGCGCTGCTACACTATACTATCCAATTTGGCACTTGGAAGTCGAAGACCTATTGGTATTGAAAAACAACAAAGGCACAAACGAAACACGTATTCGTCAAATGGACTATGGTGTACAGTTTAACAAGTTGATGTATGAAAGACTGCTCACAGGTGGAGACATTACTCTGTTCTCGCCACATGACGTACCTGGTATGTATGATGCCTTCTTTGCAGATCAAGATCTGTTTAAAGAACTCTACGAACGTGCAGAACGCAACACCAAGTTGCGCAAAAAGACTGTTAAAGCAATTGACTTGTTCGGTGCATTTATGAGCGAGCGCAAAGATACAGGACGTATCTATTTGCAAAACGTAGACCATGCAAATACTCACAGCAGTTTTGACGAAAAACTACACCCAGTTCGTCAAAGTAATCTCTGTGCAGAAATTGACTTGCCTACTAAACCATTGAATGACTTTAACGACCCAGACGGACGTATTGCACTGTGTACACTCAGTGCTGTTAACTGGGGTAATATCAAAGATCCTAACGACTTTGAGCGTCCTTGTAAACTGGCTATCCGTGGCCTTGATGCACTGCTAACTTATCAAAACTATCCAGTACGTGCTGCCTATGAAAGCACACAGGACTTCCGTCCACTGGGTGTTGGCATTATCAACTTTGCTTACTGGCTTGCCAAGAACGATCTAGCATACAGCGATCCTAATGCATTAGAAAAAGTAGACGAGTATGCAGAAGCATGGAGTTATTATTTGATCAAAGCCAGTGCAGATTTGGCAGCAGAACAAGGTGCATGTCGCCTAAGTGATGAAACCAAATATGGCAAAGGTATTGTTCCTTGTGATACTCGTAAGATTGAAATTGATGAATTGGTTAAACACCGAGAACGTATGGATTGGCGAGGTTTGCGCAAGCAGTTGGCTGCTACAGGTATTCGCAATGCTACTACCATGGCACTTATGCCCAGTGAAACCAGTGCACAGATTGCAAATGCTACAAACGGTATTGAACCTCCACGTAGTTTGATCAGTATCAAGCAAAGCAAAGACGGTGTTCTTAAACAGGTTGTGCCTGAGTATCGTAGACTTAAAAACAAGTATGAATTGTTGTGGGATCAAAAGTCTCCAGACGGTTATCTAAAAATTGTAAGTGTACTGCAAAAATGGATTGATCAAGGTATTAGTGTAAATACATCCTACAATCCGCAGTTCTACGAAGATGAAAAGATTCCAATGAGCACCATGCTACAGCACATGGTAATGTTCTACAAATACGGTGGTAAGCAGTTGTATTACTTTAACACATATGACGGCGCCGGTGAAGTAGATGTTGACAAGATGATTGCAAGTAATGTAGTATTAGAGACTAACGAAATTACCATTGACGAAGACGCAGCTTGCGAAAGTTGTGTAATTTAAAAATGTTAAAATCTCATACCGGGTTTCAAAAGTTACGCAAATGTGTAGTTGGAAGAAGTTATCCTCCTGAATTTTACAGTTGGATAACTAATTCTCGACTTCAAAATTTGTTTGAAAAAATTGCTATTGAAACAGAAGAAGATTATCAAAATCTCATTAAAAAATTACACGAGTTTGGAGTCGAGACAATACGTCCAACTACATTAACCGAATTAAATTTTGATGTGCCAGAAGGATTTAGGATACCCGGTCCTTATTCAATGACACCGAGAGATAGTTTATGTATGATTGGCGAAACATTGTATCAATTTGATCCTATTAGGCATGCTGATAAATCTAGTGGAAGAATATTCCATGAAAAAAACGATAAGGTATATCAAGGGTATTTACAAGTAGTTAGTGAAACTGATTTTTTTGAACCAATAAGAACATATGTTGAATCTTTTGGAAATAAAGTAATAACCGCCAGTGATTTGCCCGACTTAACCTTACTTAAAGCAAATAATATTGTTAGAGTAGGTAATAATTTATATTTTGGTTCGTCTGCAGAAGTTGCACCAACTGAAAATAAAAACTTGCAAAACCAGTTTAAAGACTATAATATAAAAACTGTTGACAGCGAAGGACATGTTGATGGTATGATGTGTCCTGTTAAACCTGGATTGCTGATGAGTATTATTGATCCTGATATTGAGGATTATAACGATACTTTCCCAGGATGGGAGGTATGTTGGCTAACAGGCGAAGGTTGGGGAAAAGTCCAAGATTGGAAAAAATTTAAACAAAAAACCAATGGCAAATGGTGGATAAAAGGCTATGAACAAGACAATGAGTTAATTGAGTTTGTTGAAACATGGTTGCAAGATTGGGTAGGATATGTAGAAGAAACAGTGTTTGATGTAAATGCACTAGTTATTGACGAACACAATATAATTGTTTCAGGCTATAACAAAACAGCATTTGAAGCATTTGAACGTCACGGTGTAACACCGCATATTGTACCTTTCAGACATAGATATTTTTGGGACGGAGGTATTCACTGTAATACATCTGACCTAGACAGAGACGGCGACAAGATAAATTACTTTACAGAGGATAAGACTAAATGAGCGTATTTGATCTAAACAACAAAAGTGACCATACCAAAGTAACTGCATTCTTGGATCCAAGCGGAGGCCCAACGATCCAACGCTACGATACCATGAAGTATCCTAGCTTTGACAAGTTTACAGATCAGCAGTTGGGTTTCTTTTGGCGTCCAGAAGAAATTGACGTATATCGTGATGCCAAAGACTTTAAAGCACTCACTGACCATGAAAAGCATATTTTCACCAGTAACCTAAAGCGTCAGATCCTACTTGACAGTGTGCAAGGTCGTGCGCCAGCAGAAAGTTTTGGTACCATTGTGAGTTTGCCAGAATTGGAAAATTGGATCATCACTTGGACATTTAGTGAAACAATTCACAGTCGCAGTTATACACACATTATCCGCAACGTATACAGTAATCCGAGCAAAATCTTTGATGATATGATGGATATCGAAGAGATTGTAGACTGTGCAAAAGACATCAGTGAGTTTTATGATGAACTAATTGAGTTAGCAGGCTATTACAATTTGCTTGGCGAAGGCACACATACTGTTAATGGCAAAAAAGTAAAAGTAGATCTATATGAACTCAAAAAGAAACTTTACCTAGCACTAATGAGTGTTAATATTCTTGAGGGTGTTCGTTTTTATGTTAGTTTTGCTTGTAGTTGGGCATTTGCTGAAGCAAAGAAAATGGAAGGCAATGCTAAAATCATCAAGTTTATTGCACGTGACGAAAACCTACACTTGGGTAGTACACAACTACTGCTAAAAACACTGCCCAAAGACGATCCTGACTTTGTTAAAATTGCAGAGGAATGCGAAGAAGCAAGCATTAAGATGTTCCGCGATGCTGTGGATCAAGAAAAAGCATGGGCACACTATTTGTTCAAGGATGGCAGTATGATTGGTCTCAATGAGCAGTTGCTAAACGATTACGTAGAATACATTGCAGCACGCCGCATGGAAAAAGTAGGCTTACCTAAAATCTACAACCAAAGTCAAAACCCACTGCCATGGACACAAAAATGGATCTCGGGTGCTGATGTACAAGTTGCACCACAAGAAGTCGAACTTAGCAGTTACACCATTGGTGCTGTTAAACAGGACGTCAATGAAGACACCTTTAAGGGTCTAAGCTTATAATTGTAAAAGGAATCAAAATGGGAACAATTGTTTGGAGTAAAGATAACTGTCCTTTCTGTGTAAAGGCAAAGCGTATGCTAGAAGCCAAAGGCATTCGCTACGAAGAAAGAAATCTCAGCACAGGTGACTGGACACGAGAACAATTGTTAGAAGCTGCTCCTAACGCAAGAACAGTTCCGCAAATTTGGTTACACGGCGAATATGTTGGCGGATCACAAGAACTAGAGCAATATTTTGAAGACCACGGTATGTGGGTAAACTAAAATGCGCAAGCCTCGTAAAAGCGGTACGAAGATGAAAATTCGTGCTAAAAAAGCAGTCAAAATTGGAAAGAAACGTAAAAAATGATTATCGAACAGCCATTCAAGACAAACGACACAGTAACTATTAAAACAACCGGCGGCGATGAGATTGTTGCACGTTTTGTGCAAGAAGATACAGACAGCATTACAATCTCAAAACCTCTAGCACTGATGGCGACGCAACAAGGTATTGGCCTAGGACCGTTTGCTTTTACCATTGATCCAGATGCCAAGCTAAAACTAAACAAAAGTACAGTGGTGTTTGTTAGCAAAACTGAATCGCAAATGGCCAGTCAATACATGACCAGTACCAGTGGTATTGCAACAGCAAGTAGTGTGCCAAATTTTAAACTTTGAGTAAATAACTGCATGAGAGAACATGCAGAAGACACCGTTTGGAAAACCATAGACCCAGATGATATTTGGGCTTTAGATAAACTTATACTATCAAGAAAATTAGGATATAATTGTGGCCCGGTTGGACTTGATGTTCCAAAACCGGGCTATTATATTGTGCGCCCTTGCGTAAACATGATGGGTTTAGGATTAGGTGCACAACGAATATACCTTGAAGAATCTACCGTTAGATTGCCTGTTGGACATTTTTGGTGTGAATGGTTTGCTGGTAGACACCTAAGCATTGACTATTACTGTGGCGAACAGGTACTAGCAGTTGAGGGTTTTAAAGATCCAGACACTTTTACACATTGGAAAATATGGCAGCGTGTAGATGATGTTGTGCCCTTGCCCGATATATTAAAACAATTTGTAAACAAATATGAATATATCAACTGTGAGTTTATTGGCGATCGGTTGATTGAAGTGCATTTTAGACGCAACGAAGATTTCAATGCCAATGTAAATGTTTTTATACCTGTGTGGGAAGGTCAAAGCACTGTACCGCCACGTGGGTATACCTATAGAGATTATCCAGATATACACGGACGCATTGGAGCGTTTGTAAAGTAAATAGTATAAAGGAAAATATATTATGTGGGAAATGATAACACATATGGCAGGTGACCGTCTTTGGATTTATACTAGTATTGCAGGGTCATTACTAGGTGCTGCATTTTTATTCTGGTTTAAAGATACTAGAATGGCAACATGGGGCGTAAAGAAGTTTGATGCAACCTTAGAATACTTGGCAATACGCTGGGGCTGGACTTGGCTTCAAAACGATCCAAATGCATGGCGTGTAAAGTATCCTAAGATTACTAGTAAAATTGACGAACTAGAATCTCGTATAGCAGAACTTGAAAGCAAAAAATGATCAACATAGAACACTATGTAAGTGTATTAAAGTATCACGAAGAAAATCGTACAAGTACCAATGACAGAAACAACTATTGGAAAAAGTTCAATGTTAGCGTTAAAAACTAAACGGGTTTTTAAATACATGTATGACACAAACAGAATTCAAACTAGCCAACCAACTCCACTGGCAGGTCAAAGGACATCTAATTCCAGAAAGTTGGTGCAACGACCAAGAACAAGTAAAAAGTATGATGAACAGTTATTTTAGCCGTCTCTGGGGAAACCACGAGGCGGCGGTTCATTTAGAAGGTTTTGATCAAGCATGGGAGCAGCGATATGGTCAGCAGCAAAATTAATGCATTGACTGAAGACGACTTAAACTACCTTGAAATGGTGTTAAATAGAGAATTCAAAAAACAGGTGGAATATACCACTGTTTTTAAAAGCAAAAATCACTATGATTGTGGCGATAAAACCAAAAAACTGTCTAAACTGCTTGATGCAGTACGTAGCCAGCAAAAACTGTTAAAGATGCCTAAATGGTGATTTAAGAGGCGTTTTTGTGCGGTGGATACCTTTTATAAGTTTTGTTGTAATGTTATCTTGGGCTATAGTGTTTGGTGATACTGTGCACATATGGTATGAGAACAATATGCTGGAAGAGTATTTAATTGTACTTGGTATTTTGTCTACAACACTTATTGCTAAAAACTTCTTGACAAACATATCAATTTAGTGTATAAATAACTTGTTAGCGTTGAAGCAACGTGGACACATTCTGGACTCGGGGGCGGTACCCGACAGCTCCACCACAAACACATCGCCTATATAGAACTGTAGGACAATCTGCTGCGTCAGGCTTGAAGGGGGATAGTCCCGCACTACAGTGGAAGAACTATATTAGTCAAAACGTTGAGATAATATCAAGATGCGAGTGGTGTGTTTTTGATGGGGCTGACAGCGACTCCACCATAAGCACATCGTAAGTCGCCGTCACAAGTATAACTTGGAATTGGCATATGTCAGTTATAGGTCTTTGGTTCTATTGCGGTGTTGGTGTGTTTTTGATGGGGCTGAAATAGGATCGACAGGTGTGAAAGTGAAGTGGAGTTAACCGGATGACTGCGTTATTGGTCAAAATTCACAATTGCAAATGACAATCGTGCGCCAGCAATGGCAATTGCAGCCTAATTAGGTATGCGGGGTTGGTCGCCTAGCAACAGAAAGACTGTTAAGGGTGCTTCGGCACCCTTTTCATTTTAATATATTTTGACTT